AAAGTCTTATCAACGAACAGTTGAAGATGTATGGTGTTGAGGTGCATTATTTACCTCGCAAATACATGACAGAGAAAACTGTTTTAAGAGAGGTAGTACAATCTAAGTTTGATGATGCATATCCATTAGAAGCTTATGTGGATACGTTTGATGGATATGGAGATAACCCAGTAATATTATCTAAGTTTGGTATAGAACAGAAGAACGAAATAACTCTCACTATTTCTAGAGAAAGATTTGAGGATTATCTTGCTCCTTTGATGAAGAATGAGGAGAATATAAAATTATCTACTAGACCTAAAGAAGGAGATTTAATTTATTTTCCTTTAGGTGATCGTTTATTTGAGATTACATTTGTAGAGCATGAGAAACCATTTTATCAGCTCCAAAAGATGTATGTTTATACTCTGAGATGCGAACTCTTCCGTTACGAGGATGAGGTTATTGATACAGGTATTGAGGAGATTGATAATGAGTTGGTAGGGGATGATTATGATGGAACTACTGATGATGGTCTTAATACCATTATTGGTCCAACACAGACCCTTACACTGGTCGGTAGTGCTTCTACAGCATGGGCATACACAGGTATAGTAACTTCTGGTGGTATTAGAAAGGTTGTTATTGCTAATAGAGGTGGTGGTTTCATATATCCCCCTAATGTGGGATTTGGATCTGCACCATCAACAGGTGTAACTGGTATTGGTTCAGTTCATGAAATGCTTGGTGGAATGACAGTATGTAATAAGAATGTTGCTAATAATATGAAGTCAATCCAAAGTATTGTTGTAGTAAATCCAGGTTCTGGATATACTGTTGCTCCAGGAATGGCAGTAACTGCTGTTGACAATTCAGGTGGAAGTGGATTTATAGGAACCGTACATATTGGCGATGGTACGTTGGGTGTTGTAACTGTTACTGATGGTGGTGGTGGATTTAGTACATCTACTCCAACGGTTGCATTTAGTACTCCACTATCCTTTACTAATACTGGTATTGGTACAACTGCTGTTGGTGTTGCTGTTGTAAGTGCTGCTGGCACTGTTACATCCATTAGATACACTAACGCTGGTGCTGGTTATACTGCTGGTGACCTTCCAATCTCTGTTACCATTTCTTCTCCTTCTACAGATTCTACAGGAAATTATATCTTTAATGAACTTGTAAGAGGATCTACCTCTGGAGTAGAAGCAAGGATGAGAACATGGGATGCTACAACGAATCTTTTAGAGGTTGCGTCAGTAACTGGTACATTTATAATTGGAGAAACTATTGTTGGCACAGCATCTAGTGCATCCCGTGTCTTAAGGAAGAGAGATGAGGATCCATTGGATGATGGATTTGCAGATAATGCTGAGATAGAAACAAGAGCAGATTCTATAATGGACTTTACAGAACAAAACCCATTCGGTACTCCCTAAATATAATTTAATAGGACTATAACAATGTTTGAATATTTTTATAACGAAATTTTGAGGAGGACGATTATATCCTTCGGTACTCTTTTTAATGGCATTACTGTTAAACAAGAAGGATCTGAAATAAGAGTTCCTTTGGCATATGGTCCTACACAGAAATTCTTAGCAAGACTTACACAAACTCCTGACCTCAATAAAGCAACTGCAATTACTTTGCCACGGATGTCTTTTGAGTTTACAGGTCTTACTTATGATCCATCAAGAAAGGTAACTACCACTCAACAGTTTACAGTAAAGGATCCTACTGATGGAAGTGAGTCTAAAAAGGCATATATGCCCGTTCCTTATAATATGCAATTTGAACTTGCTATTATGTGTAAGTTAAATGATGATGCATTACAAATTGTAGAACAGATACTTCCTTACTTCCAACCTGCTTATAATGTTACAGTTACTTTAGTAGATACAATTAAAGAAAAAAGAGATATACCCATTGTATTAGAGAACATTACAATGCAAGATGATTATGAGGGAGACTTTACTCAAAGAAGAGTTCTTCTTTATACTCTAAGATTTACAGCAAAGACCTACATGTTTGGTCCTGTTCAGGCTGCTACCAAGGATATTATCAGAAAAGCAACTGTTACATATCTTGCTGGTGGTGCAAAAGCAGTCGAAAGAGATATTCAATATTCTGCTACTCCAAGAGCACTTAAGAGTTACACAGGCACTGTTCTTACCAACCTTGCAGCAAATGTAGAAATTGCTGATAATATAATTAAGGTAAATGATGCTAGTGGAATTACTGCCAATAGTACTTCATTAAGTTATCTTGATCTTGGTGGTGAACAGATATTTGTTACTAGTAAATCTGGTAATGACTTAAATGTTGAGAGAGGAAAAGATGGTACAACTATTGCATCTCATCTTGTAGGAGCACCAGTCAAGTCTATTACAGATTCTGATGATGCATTAATTCCAGAGGGAGATGACTTTGGATTTGATGGTACTACAATTGGATTTGCTGATTAATTAAGTGGTTATGACTAAAGAATTTAATAAATTAGATCAAACTTTTAATGTTGCTGCGGAAGTAGTAAAGGAAGAAAAGGCGGAAGTAATTCCAAAGGAAAAACCAGATAGATTAACTAAAGATGATATTACTAAAGATTATGAGTATACAAGAGGTAATCTTTATAGTATAATTGAGAAAGGACAAGAAGCAATTAATGGTATTCTTGAGATTGCTCAGGAAAGTGAAATGCCTAGAGCATATGAAGTTGCAGGACAATTGATTAAAAGTGTTTCTGATGCGACTGATAAATTAATTGATCTTCAGAAAAAACTTAAAGATGTTAATCAAGAAGATCCTAAAAAGGGTCCAACTAACGTTACTAATGCTCTTTTTGTAGGGTCTACTGCAGATTTAGCAAAGTTGATTAAAGGAGAACAAAAATCGTCCAAAAAAGACTGAAATAAATATAACTATGGATAGGGTCTATTAAAGTGCCACTTAAGAAACCATCAGAATTTTATATAAAGAATTCTTCAACTTCTATGGATGAAGTTAAGGAGGGTCTTAATATTGCTGCACCTGAAAAGATAGAGAATCTATCTGAAGCATTTAATGTCTTTAAGACTAATTTAAATCATATACAATCTATTTCAGATTTTACGAATAAGTTTGATAGTTTTGAGAATAATGTTCAGAAGGTACAACTACTATCTCAGAACGTAGAAGAGATAAAGGAAAATATTAATGCTCTTATTAAACAGGAAGATCTAGATGAAGCCATGACGGCACATCTTTTCTTTGTAGAGGAATCAATAAAGAATGTTCAGGATAAAGTAAAAACCCTAAACTCTAAGAGTATCTTAGAAATAAAAAAAGATTTTGCTTCTTTAACAGAAACAGTAAATGATTTTGTAGGTGTAGAAGTACCTGCATATAAGACATTAATTGTAGATTCTGAAACAAGAGTTGATACTAGGTTTAATGTTTTTAAAGATGATCTGACTTCTCAGGTTGAGGGTGTTCATAATGAAATACAATCTAGTCTTGCTAAAGTAACTAAAAATATTGAGTCTATTAATGAAAAGAAAGTTTCTTCAGTAAAGGAAGAAGTCAGGGGTATTGGAAGTAAAGTAGAAAATTTGATAGAAAAAGTTTTACCGTCATACAAAAAATTCTTTGCAGATACTCAATTAAATGTTGAGGAAAGAATTGCTTATGTAGGTGATACTGCTAAAGAAATTGAGGAACAATATCAATCTAATATTAATGATATTAAGGAAAAATTTAATGAGTTTGTTGGACAGGAAGTTCCTAAGTATAAGAGTCTTTTAGTAGAAACTAAAGTAAAGACTGAGAAGGAAGTTAAAGAGATATCCAATGAAATGGGTGTTAGGATTTCTCTTATCAATAAGAGTGTTGAGGGTCTTCAGGAAAGAGTTGATAATAAAGAGATAGAACTTGATAAGAATTTACTTAAGAAAACTGAAGAGATTGAGGATTTGCTTGAGGACTTAACATCTTTATCATCTACTTATGATACTCTACAAAAGGATTTTAAACAAAGAGAAGTTAGTGAAAATAAGAAGTTAGAAAATTATGAGAAGAGAATTAATCAAGTAGAAGAAACTCTTTCTAATGAAATCTTAGAATTACAAGAGAACTTAGATACTAGTACTTCTAAGTATTATGAGGAAATGAAGAATACAGTAGTTCCTACTATTGTAAATTTTGAAAATAAGTTATCTACTCAACTTAAGGATTTAAATATTAACTTTACTGTTAATGAAAAACATGTTCAGGATCTACAAAAAGAATTTGGGAACCTTGTAGATAAATTAAGAGTAGATGAATTGGTGGAGAGAAGTGACAATCTTACTCAAAAAATTAATAAATTAGAAAAAGTTTTAGAGAGATTTAATGATGAGCAACAGCAATTAACGGAGGGTCTTTTAAATATTCCTCCTAATGTAGATAATCAAGATCCATTAACTCCATTAGATCAGACTTATGTAACCCATGAAAAATTAGCAGAGCACTATAGATTATTCATTAATAGAGTTCAGCAACAACTATCCACTATAGGTGGAGGTGGTGAAGTATTTCTTGCTAGAATGCAGGATGTTGCTGTTGGAGCTGGGATTCAGACTGATGGACTTGTTTTATCATGGGATCTTAGTTCAAAATTATTTGTTCCGTCTGAAGGTGGTTCAGCAGGTGCTGCTGGTACTTGGGCATCAAGTAGTGTTGGTGTTAGTACAACTAAGAATGTAGGTATTGCTACAACTGCTAGATCTGAATATTCATTATATGTTGGTAAAGGACCTACTGCTGGTTCTGCTACAACTACTGT